CCCGGAATTGCGCAACAGATTGACCGAGCCGACAGCCGCATTGTCTATCGCATCCTTGGCCTCTTGGGCAAGATCTGCGGCCGCCTGTATCTCATCCGGCAAGCCTTCCATATTCTTCCATCCGGTGGAGCCTTTTTCGATGTGGAACATACCCTTGATATCAACACCGCCTTTTTGTGTATAACGGATGTAAGTGCTCTCATCCTTGGCACCGATATAGGCATCACCATACACATTGATATAGGCGTGTCCGGTGGACTTGTCAAAGCCCAGCCCGATGACTTCTTTCCCGGCAAGAGAGAAAGAGTTGATACCTTGATAGAAAATAATGGAAGGCGAAGTTTCATTAACAGAAGAAAGGATTATAGCTGCCTGACGAGTGATATCCGTCAAGTGTCCCAAACCAATAATATCATCACCAGCAACCGGAATATCACTGTCTTTGTCGGCATTGGTTTTGCTCAAATCAATATAGTCAGATCCTACACCTGTCACCTCACGCCAGTAGTAGCGATTGGATACATTGTGAGATGTTCCTTCTTTAATGTTAAATTCTTGGGCTAATGCTAATGTACCGACTGTAAATTCGTTATTGATTGTCACTCCATCGACTTCCGACAAAAAAAAGCAGCGATAGCTCTCATCAAGTTCCTCCACACGGACACACTTCATTCCGGCCGGAGATAAGATCTGCTCACCACCAACATGCGTCTTCTTCTTGACCTCAAGCTCGTCAAAGACAGCCTTAATCTTTACATAAAGCCGGTCAACGACGGCTTGAGAGGTACCATCTTCCAATACAGTAATTCCACTACCGTTCTTACCTATAAGTAAACCCTTCAAAAAAGTGATCAGCTCATTGGCGGCGTCAGGGTTTCTCTTGCTGATAAATTCATTACGTGATCTCAGGGAGGAGTAAGCCGTATAGTCACTGGGGGCTTCCGTATCTCCCATTTTCAGAAGTCGGATAAACGTCTGCGCCAGCTCCTGCGCCAGCGTGTATTCCAGATTGTTCAGCGTCGAGTCCACGGATGACTTCCATGAGGTGCTGACCGCCGACGAGCAGTCAATGGAAGCCTCGGAAAGATTGCCCAGTTTCCTCTCTATTCTTGTGATGCGGGTGTCAATATATCCGTTCTCAAAATACTGCGCGTCCTCCAGTCTCACCCTTTGCCCGAGCGATAACGGCACACTGTTTTTATCCACATGGATGTAATCCGTGTCGCCGGAATAGATGGATATGTCCTTGCTGTATTCTGTCAGGAAGCTGTCAACCGCCTGCTTGTACTGTTCTTCCGCTATCGGGTAATACTCATCCGGCATGCGGATGTTCGTCAGGATATACGTATCACCGGCCTGAGGTATGATGTTGCCTCCCGGTATCTGGGTGTTCTCGTCCGGGTAGGTGTTGATGATCTCGAACTCCTGTGTGCCGTTATGCCAGTTGCACTCGAACTCCCTTCCGGAGAGGTCGCCGCTTTCGAAGGTGATGTGTATCACCTCCTCACTGATCATGTATTCATCCGGATTGAAGGGGAGATCCTTGTCCTTGATATAATAGACGGTGTATTCCTCCCCGTCCGTATTGGTCTGCTCCTCGGACCTTACCGAGGATACCGTACCCAGACGGTGCGGGAATATATCCTGAAAGGCCGCTTCCTCGCGATGCTCCTTCAGGCCCAATTGAGTGTTCAAGTCGATATACTTGTCCCGTGACGGCAGTTGCAGATGGGTGTAGCCGTATTTTGACGGGTCAATATTTTTGGTTGAACCTACGGGGATCAGCCGTGTGAACCATTTGATCGAATTGGAATTCTCATTCTGGGTCAGTCCCGTCTTCAATCCCTTCATATAGCCGAGCGTGACCCGTTCGCCGTGTTCGCATTTCCCTATGTTCAGGTATTCCCCGTCCAGCCACCACTCGGTTTCCCAGGCACCGGCTATCTCGCCTGCCGCATCCCAGCAGAACAGGCCGTTGAAGTTGATGGTCTTCCGGTCGCCGGTGACGGCCTGGCCTGCACGCCACGTCACACCGTCGGTGTTGCGGTTCATGTTCGCCACCAGCTTTTCCAGCATTTCCATCGGCGTGCCGTCATAGGCGAAGACGGACTCAAGGTCGTCCTCCCCCTGGTTCAGACGGCAGAACAACAGGTCCTGCATGTCGTGCTCGCGGCCGTAGAAGCTGATATTGTAGGTGTATTTCTGTGTGTCGGTCTTTTTCGGCCGGTACTCCTTCCTTATGGAGAACCGTTTTCCCGATATCTCCACATAGTCGCCGACCGACAGGACGAAGAACTCCCAGGTGGTGAAGTTCACCGTCACCACGAATTCCGCCCCCACCTCCTCGGTCCACCGGGATGATGAGTCGGGACTGACCTTCCTTTTCAGGGTTCCCTGCCTGTTGTAGATCGCAAGTTCCATTTATGATGCTTTTAAATCGTTTTTAATCACTGTTTGAAAAAGGTTTCGGCTCGCGCAGCGTGACCGTGAATCCGGCTATCTGCTGGCCGGTACTTCTGATTGTCGTGAACTGGCTGTACCGGGTATATTCCTTCAGATAGACCTTCATCACCCGGCCTATCTCCGGGACATCCAGCGTCAGCCATCCGGACTTCAGCAAGGCAAGCACGGCGTTGTAGTTATTGAACCACCCGGCCCGTGTATCCGCAACCACCGCCATCTTCAGCGTGATATCCCTCGCCTCGTAGCGGGGAAGCAGGGTTTCGGGCAGCTCCTCGCCGTCAAGCTCCCGGTAGCTGACGGATGTGTACTCCTTCATCTTCGGCGGCTTCATCAGCGAGTCGTAATTGGTATGGTCCCCCGCGTTTTCCTCGTACAGGAAACATCCCAGGGACGCCATGTCCGTCCCGTTTATTTTCAGCAGTCCTTCCTCCACTTCCATAGTCCTATGTTTTCAGTTTCACACCGCGCCGGAGCTCCGCGATGTTCTCGTTTATCGTCTCGAGGTGTCTGAGGTACTCCGAATTCCCCGCTATCTTGCCCAGGGATGTCGCCATCCCCTCGAGATGCCTCGTAAGGTTGTTGTCAATGTTGATGATACGGTCAAGGGCCGCGTTGCCGATCCCCTCCAGCCTTCCGGCCGTCTCCTCGGTCATGGAGGTGACGGTTCCGGCCCGGCCGGACTGGGAGGAGGAGGACGATGATGTCCATCCGAAGATATCCTTCAGCGAGTCGCGCTCCTCCAGGGCATCCTTCACAATGTCATTCCATTCCTGCTGGAGATCCTTGTATTCCCCGGTATCTATCCCCCCTTCTTTATTGTAGTTGGCAAACTTGTCATACCATTCCTGAAGCCTCTTGTCGTAGACTTTCGACATACTTGTCTTGAGGATAGCCTTCTGCAGGTACCCGCTGAAATCCTCCGAGAAGTCCTCCGCCCCGCTTTCCATATCAAGCAGTGTGTCATAAAAGGCGTCACGCACGTTGTCAAAAGATATCTGCGTGAGCTGTTCCTTTATCTGGATCTGTATGTCACCCAGTTTTTCCGAGCCGTCAATGATCTTGTCCAGATAATTTCTGACATCATCATCCAGCTTGGCCCAGAATGTGGGAGCTTCCGATTTCAGTTTCTCCAACTGCTCCACAGATAGGTCGAACAGCCCGGTCATACGTCCTTCCCCGATCCCGTACCTGTAGAAGTCTTCTCCCAGGGCCGCGCCGGCTGCCGCCCAGTCCTCCGAGGACATCCATTTGCGCTGCCGCACCCCAATCGAGTGCGATCCCGTGCTGGCTCCCGAATTCAGACGTTCCCTGCCTAGTATCCGGTAAGAATCAATGGCGGTCTGCTGGAGGGCTAGTGCTTCCTCTCCGACCTTCTGTGCCTCGGTGCCGTAGCTGGTCTCTATATATTCCTTCTTCTTGTCGATCAGTTCGTCCCATATCTCGTTCAGGCGGTTGTACTGGTCGACCATCTCATTATAGCCGGAATAGTCGGCCCCCTTGAAGATGCCTCCAAGTCCTTTGACACCGAACAGACGTCCGATGCTGTCCCATAATCCTCCTGCGGCGTGCATGACGGATTCGAGAATGTTGCCGACAAAACCCTCCAGACCTTTCTGCCCGATCTGCTCAAGGATAGCCAGTATGGCCGCAATGATGCCGCCAATCTTGCTTCCGGATGCGGACAGCGTATCCACCAGAGACCCGACCGCGCTTCCGAAGGATGACAGGCTCATGTCCGCTTCGCCCAGCGTGTTCATCGCATCGGCCACGGCGGTGATGTTTCTCACCGCCTTATCCTTCGAGGCTTCCAGATTGTTCCCGGCATTGCGCTCTCCGGCTTCCGCCTTGTTCCTTTTCTTTCTAGCGGCCTCCGCCTCCGCACTGTCCGCCCCGTATTGCCGCACGGCCTCGTCATAATCCCGTTGCGCGGCTGTCAGTTCATCAACCGCTTCGGAGTATTCCCGTATGGATTCGGTCAGGTTGCCGAACAGACCTCCTTTCTCAATGACCTCGCTGTCGATCTTCCCGATGGCTTCCTCGATGACCTGTATCTGTTCCGGAGTGGCGTTTTTTTTGAATTCCGGGCTGTTGCGGAAACTGACTATTTGCCGCTTTACCTTCTGCAGCTCCTTTTTTGTCACCTTGTCCAGATTGCCGAAGATGACATCCCAGTTGATGGTGTTCTTCAGTTCGTTGAAATCAAGTTCGGACAGTGCCTCGTCGCGCTGTCGGGCCAGCATCCTTTTGTCATTCCCGTTCAGCCCCTCTTTCGAGGATTTAAGGGTATATTCCCGCATGATGGCCAGACGTTTCTGTTGGTATGTCCCGTATTCCTTGTTATAGTCAATCCAGGATTGCAGGTCCTTCTCCTGCCATTCCTTGTCGGCGGTATAGAATTCCTTCGCATATTGCTGGTAGGCGACAAGACGCTGCTGAGACGCATTGTCCCTTACGGCCTGCCTTTCCTCGGGCGTGGACTTCACACCCCGTTTCTTCTCGGCCTCGTCCATTTTCTTGAGGGTGTCACGCTCTTCCTTGTCAATCTGTGCGAGCGACTCGTCAAGCTCCTGCCTTGCAAGGGCCTGGCGTTTCCTTATACCTTCCTGCATGATCGATATGCGTGCCGCCTCAAGTTTCTGCTGCGCCCTGATACGGGCGTCGGCGAGCTCGTCCTGATAATCCCGGGCCGATTTGCCCGTATCTTTGTTTTTCCCTCCGTCATCTTCCTTTATGCCTGCCGATTTAAGCCTCTCCTTCCATTCCTTTGTCCTTGCAAGGAACAGGTCCATATAGGATTTGGCCGTATCCTCTGCCGCCTTCTGCTCCTCTTCCAGGGCGGAGGTAGCATTTTCGCTGAGCTGTTCGGCCGTGGGAGCGTCCGCCTGACGGGTATAAGTGGCTGATCCGGACGCGGAAGAGAAGAAATTGGCCCTGAACTTGTCCCAGAAAGTCGGGCCTTTCTTCCGCCTTTCCTCTATCTCGTTCTGTTTTTTCAAGGCCTTCTCCGTCTGCTCCGTGGCCAGTTTGAACGCTGCGGTCGCCTCTGCCCTGAGGATCATCGCCCCGATGAACACGTCCGTATTGTCCACCAGCAGGTTCTCGGCATCATTCACGTTGCCCACCTCAACACCGAGTTTCCCGAACTCTTTCTTGTTTTCGGTGATGAACTGTTTCTTATCCGCCATGTTGTCTCCCAGTTCCTTCCATCTTTCGGACAAGGACATGACGAGAGTGACCTGTTCCGCCACATCACGGCTGCTGCTTCTGAAGGATTCATCCACCTTTTCCTGGGCTTTCGCCGCGGACAGGGCGGCATCCTTCACGCCGAACAAGCTCTTCACCCATCCGCCGATCTCCTTCCCATATACGACAGACAGGGTGATCAGGGCAGACATCGCCGTCTGCCACGAGAACAGTGAGGAGAGCACCTGCTTCCACACCGGGGTGGCTTTCTTTCCGGCATCGGTCAGCGCCTCATACTCCTTGCGGGCTGATGCCAGGGCGTCGGTGAACATGGGAATGTTGTTGGAAATGGCAAGGAAGAACATCTGGGGACCCATTGCCAGCGAGGGGAGCTCCCGGGCGATCTGCTGCATGCTCATCCTCACATTATTGAGTTTCGGGGCGGGATCATTTCCCATGAGAGGGGTGGAGCCTGTTTTTTTCTTCTGCTCCTCCAGCCCCTGCAGCTCCGTCTTCAGTTGTCTGACAACTCCCTGCAGCGCCTGGATGTCCGCCATCTGGGCGTCGGTATTCGTACCTGCGGCCATGGCCTGTCTGAACCGTTCCTGCAGAGTCGCAAGTTCCTGCTCCAGCTGTGCGATGACCTGTTTCGCGTACAGGCCTATCCCGGAAAGGTTTCCCTCCACCGAGCGCATCCCCTTCAGGGTCTTGTCGTCAAGCAGTATCTCCAGTCTTACAGGTTCCATTCCTATCCTCCGAGTTTTGTTTGAAAATATTCAGTGGTGAATTTGTCCGGCCTACGTTTGCGCTCCCTTTCCAGGAGCTCCTCCTTGGTCACATACCGGCTGACATCCGTGTTCATCAGCATCAGCTCGGCGTAGCTGATCTTCCACAGGATGTGCCGTTTTGTACGGCCGAACCGCTCCATCGCCTGCGCGATGATTCCGAAAACGCTATGGGGGCCTTCCTGCCGGCCCGTTAACCCGTTTTCCTTTCCCGGCTTCCTATCGGTTCCAGCAGCCCCGCTGTCCTGGACGCCAATGGAATAGTATTGCAAAAAGGCTGTATGTCCATGCCCCTGAGCAGTTCGATGAGGGCAGCGGAGAGCATCGCCGGATGCACCCTCCATCTGAGGTACCATGCCACAGGGCCGGAGAGCAGCATCCCCGAGAGCCATCCGGTGCATACGGCCAGCGCGACCATCCGGCTGACCGCCTTTCCCTTTTCCGCCACGAACCGCATCCTTTCTTCATAGTCCATCGCCCTGATATCCTCCGGGGTGACGCCGAGCTCCAGGTACCGCCTTGCTATGCGGATGACCGCCCCGGCGGGCGGACGGCGCATGACAAGGAAGGATTTCCCGGGGCGTTTTTTAAAGGGCCTGAGCGGCATCACCGGAATGCGGATGCCGATGTCAAGCAGCATGTCCGCCGCCTGGCATCGTGTGTCCCTGTCCTCCGTCATGACTCGGGATATTCCGGTACGACGTCACCCGGGGCGAAGATCTTGTAGGGAGGATTCTCCCCGGCCTCCTGCATCTCCAGCTCGCACTCGATGCCCAGCACGTTGCTGAAGTTGATGCCGTTGGAAAAATTGCAGGTGAGCACCCCGTTGTAGATCCGGATCGTGTGGCCGGTCACGGTTTCGATGTCAAACACGCCCTGCACGTCCTTGTCCTCCGTAGGGGGCACGTAGATTCCGGTACTTTCCTTCGTTCCGCCCATCACCTGTATCATGTTGTCCGCGGACAGCTCGATGAGCGTGAACGTCCATGTCTTGGTGCCCGGTGTGGACTTGAGCACGGCGAACGGCGCGTTGCGTTTCTGCGCCGCCCAGATGCGGGTCTTGGAAGGCGAGTCGCCTCCGGGCTGCAGCCCGTCCTCGGATATCAGCCCGAGAGCCTTCCCGTTATGTTTAAGAGCTTTCACGCCATAGATGGCGCCGGTATTCGTTTCTGGCATAATGATTCATGTTTTAATTGTTCTTTGATTTGTCTTTAAACCGCCGGAGCCCCCAGAAGAGAAGCAGGAGGACAAAACAGCACAACACCTTCGTCCTTGTCCGCTCCCAAAAAGAGGGAACCGGCTGTTTTTCCTCGGCCGTAGCCTCCTCTGACTCCAACCTCATATCCGAGGTCTCCCTTACGGTAATCTCCGGCCGGGCATGTGAGACGGCCGTGACGTTCACGCCGCCTTCCCCGTCCGATTCCACCCTCAGGTCCAGCCCCTCATGCTGCTCCGTCACGCCCATGCCGGCCGGAAGGCCGCCTATCGTCCGGAGGAGCCCGGGTTTCAGTGCCAGGCTCGTCAGAGTCGTCGGGGCCTTGCCGAAGATTATTTCCCCGGTTACGCTCCTCTGAAGAGAGCCCGAGCGGACGGCTGTTCGGCTCTCCCTGTTTGCTGCGCATCCAGACAACAGCAGGACAGCGCTCAGCATACTTGCACTGGTAGCATTTACGCAGTGCCTGTTCCAGAACGATAATTTTCTCATTGACTTTTCGTATTTGGTCGCTTAAATGTAAAGTCGTCTCGGAGAGGTCGTCATACAACTGCTTGTATGTGCCCTCGTTCTCCTTGACCGCACGGACCTTGACGAGCCTGCGGTCACGCCACCAGCCTATTGCCATGGCTATGCACCCCGTGGGGGCCAGCCACTGCTGGAGAAGTTCGAATACAGTGCCCCAGTCCATACGCATATCATTTTTCAGATCATGTCCCAGCCGGCCTCTATGTCCGCCATGACGGCAGGCACGCCGTTCTCCACCCGGCTCATCGCGGCGGCCAGACGGCACATCGTCCCCTTGTCATCCACGTCCGGCTCGTAGGTGGTTGGAACCTGAAGCTCGCCGCATACGCTTGAAAGGTAGGCGCGGGTGTCGTTCTCCGTGGACGGGGCGTAACGCCCGATCATAAGGGAGAGGGTCTTCAAACCGTGTTTTTTCCGGTAGTTCCTCAAGGTGATGAGCATGGCACGGTAGCCGTATCCCATGTCGGTGAACTGGAAGAACTCCTTGTCCGTCTGCACCGGGCGGAGTCCCTTCCACCTGTCACCTGACAGGCGGAGGTTCCCCGGGTTATTGTTTCGTAGTCCTCTTGGTGTCATGGTCATGGCTCGATTTCTTCGGTTTCCGAATCCGTTCCTTCAGGCGCTGCTTTCGCTCTCGCTGCCGCCACCGCTTCCCGTCTCACCTGGGCCCACCGTTTCTCGGCCGGAACCTCCTGGTCCTTTTTCTGGACAGTGGTACCGTCCCACGAATAGATGGCTCCGATCGCCTCCTGCTTCTTGGGAAGGACGATGTAGTAATGGCGGAAGTTGACCAGGCTTTCCTGGGTCTGCGGGCTGGTGGCCGCAGCCGAATAGTACATCTTGGTCGAGCCCTGCGCACGGAACATGCGGGGGACATAGAACACGAAGGATCCTTTCAGGTCGGTTTCACCCGGAGCCTGGTTGTACGGAACCTTGACTCCCTCCTTGGTGTAATACGGACAGTTGATGAACGTGTATATCTGGAAACCGTACATGTTCAGGAGTTTGCCGCTGGTATAATTGTAAAACTTGTCCTTGAACGACTGGTCCTGTTCGAGCAGGTCGTTCACATGGTCCGGACACAGCACGAGACGGCGCCCGTCTTCCGGTACCTCGGCATTGTCCAGGGCGCGTTTCAAGGCGATGATATCCTTCAAGGTCAGTTTCTTCCGTCCTGTGGCGTCCGCCTCCCCGCTGGTGGGGATCACCGGAGTCTTGCCGGTATGGCTGTATGGAGCCAGGGCGTGCGCCGCCTTCTTGTAACGGATACGGTCGATGGCGTTCCTGTGACGCTCGACATCAAGCGAGAACTTGTCATAGGAGATGGCATAAAGCTGGTCATCCGTCACACGGGTGGCCTTTGTCTGGAACTTGTCCAGGCCGATGGGGATGTCATTCTCCTCCAGATTCTGTATGGGTATGGGATAGGTGGTGTTGTTCACCAGCACGTCCGGATCGGCACCCACATCCACCAGGTGGATGATCTCGTTGTTCACTCTTGCGGAATAGTCCGGTATCCCGTCAAGGAACGACGCCGTCAGTCCCGCGCCGAGCTGTCTGACCAGCTCCCCCGTCCATACTTCGGTGTACACACCCTCCATGGCGGCACCGGCCGGCATGAATCCCTTAAGGAGCATCGGCACAACAATTCCCGAGGCCGCACCGTATGCGGGGCTGATCCCTACCATTGACGCAAGGATGACCCCCATTATGACATTGAAGGCCGTTCCGGTCAAAAATTTCAGAATAAATTTCTTTTTCATGATTCGCTTTTAATTTT